TGCCTCGTCATTGTCGAAGAACAGGACAATCTCCTCATAACCCTGGAGCCAGGGGATAACCCGTTGAATCGATTTCCTGGCCGCTGCGGCACCGCTAGGTAGAGATACCATCGGCCACCCCGGCATAGCTTCACTACACGAAGCTGCATCGAGTTCCCCTTCAGTGATAACGACTCGTTTTCCAGAGCTGGGAAACAAATGTTGTCCAAAGAGAGTTCCTGGTACATCTCCTTCATACTTAAATTCCTTGCTCTTTGTTTTTATTTTGCAACCTGAAAGTATTCCAGCATCGCTGTAATAATAGAAGCGTAGGACATCTCCATCTCTGTAGATTCGGTATTGTTGACATACCTTTTCTGAGATGTTTCGTTTTTGCAGCCGCTCGGCTGAACCTCGAAGTTGGACATTGGTGGACATTTTATGAGTGTGAACATCGCCATCACTTTTGGTGTAGGCGTTACATGAGAAACAAAAAATGTGGCCATCTGTATACAAACTAGCTGCATCAGATGACCCACATGCATCACACGGTAAGTGCCTGACGAACTCGCTGTTCGACTCGATCATATTCATCTACTTGTTTAGCGTAGTAATCACGCCAATTGTCGATAGCAAGGATGAAGCCTTCGACAATGGCATCACCATACATTGGCTCACTAGAATCAAGATCAGCCAAGATATCTGAAAACAGCTCAGCGTAATACTCAACAGTGCCGTAGGTCAGGTTAGCCATGAGATAGGAATCGAGTGGAATGAACAGTACTTAAAGCCGTGCTTCTCACACCATTTGGCGTAAGTAGTCTTAGATCCTTTGTAGATCTTATTATGGGGTGATTGAAATACGAATCGGATATCAAGGTCAGGATGAGCTGCCTTGACAGCCTTCATCTTACGACGATCCTCCTCCGTTAGTTGCCCCTTTGTTTCAAGGTAGATACCATTAGGAAGGAGGAAGTCTGGTGTATAATTACACTGCAGTACGTAAGGTACTTTGGTTGATTCGTACTCATACTTAACCCCAAGGTTGGTGAGAAGATCAGCGACCTTCTCTTCAAGCCCTGAGCGAAAAGCCATCAGAAATCGTCGTCTTCTACAGTGTCATCAACAACACCAGCCTCAGTGGATGATGCCTTGAAGCCTGCTGTTTGACCGAACAACGCAGCGACTTCAGTATCACCAAGGTCACTACGATCGACACCAGCAGCACCGTTAAGTTCAACGACCTGCACACCTACAAGCTTCAGGCTAGTGCCATAGGTGACGCCATCCTTGAGGATGTATGGTTTCTGTTTGAATGCAAGCTTCACCTTGCTGCCACTATACAAGGGCAGGTCAAGGTTAGTAATCGGTGTACCCTCACTGTCAACAACAGGAGGACGATTGGTGTCATTCCAAGAGAACTTAGTCTTGTACTTACCCTCACTTACCTCTTCCCATGGTTCAGGCTTGAGGACACTACGCTTGGGGTTCTTGAGTTTCGACTCAGCCCACTTGAGTGTTTCTTTACGATCCTCCTCCAACACTTCAATGAGTTGGGAGTCCAGGAGAGCAGACAACGAGTAACCAAACTTGCTTGGTTTCAGTACAGCTTGATAACCTTCAAGGATAACAGGCTGTTGGGTAACGTGGATGGATTGTGCCATTAACAAAAGAAATAGGTGGATTCGATCACGGTCTCTGGTTCTAGATCGCCAATGATCGGTGGTTCAGACTCTGCACCAATGTACTGGGCAAAGTCTCGCAAGTAATCATGCTCTGCGAAGAGATGCATGTATGTCTCTCGTACAATAGCGGACAAGGTGGGCATGTCCGTTGCACGACAAAGGACGGAATCATGAATAAGAGCAACAGGTGCATCAAAGCGTAAGACACTCAAATGTAACAGGCTAGCATCAAGGCTGTGGATCAGGTTAGGTGCTGTTGCATTCTTGTGGTGGTTGAGATCAACCTGATCTGTCTCCCCAACAGCAACGCTCATCTTACAACGACCCAGTAGCTTAAGCTCCATCGACTGGTATTGCTTCTTGTTTAGCTTCTGGTGTACGACAAACCCAGATGGTGTTACCCATTCCAAGTAATGTACACCACGCTTCACAGCAGCTGCTACCTCAGTCTCAATCCATTTCATGACAGCCATGGGACCTGGTACGACCACATCCATAGCTGAACGGATAGCTTTTACAACTTGAGTTAACTCGTCCTTATCTAGCTCTATCCCATCCTCCAAGAAAGCCTCTTTGATGTAACCCCTGTTGGAGTAAGGCTTTGCATTGTAAGGAATGGTCATCACACATCGCTTGGTTTTCTTCCTATCAAGGTTATCACGCAAGCGTTCAGGCACTGAATCACGAGCTACTTCAGCTACTACCTTGTATGCATCTTGTGGCTTATCACCAGGTAATACATTAACAAGTTTAGCAGTTGACTTATCTCGTGCGAGTCCAGCCAAGATCTGAAGACCACTACAGGTTGCATCTACAGCAATAGGTAGTGAGGTGAATTGTCTATCAGCAGCAATTACACAATGATAATACTCATCACAACTAGCTAAGAATTGCCATGGTTCTTCTGCTACTTCCCATTCAGGTAATGAATCAATAGGGTCAGTAGCGATACGACTGATGAGTGTGACGTTATTCCTAACCCACTCTAACCTATCAGTCATTGTTGCTTTATCTAAACCATAACAAGTTGCTACATGGAATGCTAACCACGACTCAGCTTCAGGTGTCATATAAGAACCTTCAGCAAACCTCAGTAATGATTTACCAAAGTCAGTATCTTGTGGTGTAAGGAAAGCAGGGATAGGATAAGCTCTCCCGCGATAGTCAAACGACCATGGGCAATAGAACCTATCTCTATCCTTGAACCGTTTAGCAGCTTCCATTGTCATACGTGTTCTGCATGACTTCTTAGGCTCTTGTGCTTGAGTGTTCAAAACCTCTGCTGCTCTTCTCCGATAATCTTTACGACTATCGTAGTTAGTATCTATATCAGCAGGTTTAACAGGCAGAGGATGATGAACAATAGGAAGAAACTTACCGACAGCACGTTCCATCCTCATCAGCTCTTCAGCTACATGATAAATAAACGGGTTTATTTGGTAAGCTACCTTTTGGATCTTGTTCAAGAACTCAATTGGTACCTCCCCCTGTATACGGGTGGGATCTCCCCTACGCACCAAATCATTGCCTCTCATCACCTCATTGAGCAGGTAACCACCAGCACGATCAGTAGTCCAATCGTTTGGTTCGATAAGCATTGGCCATGCAAGTGGTGCAAATAGTTCAGCATCACTCATGACCTTATCCCTGATCTTGAGGAACTCAGGTGTAGGTACAACAAACGTTACAGTAACTTTGCCTTGCCTACGTAGATCCTTAGTGAACCAACCACTCGTTTGCATAATGCAATCAAGTAGCCATGCACCTAACTTAACACGATCAGCCCTGTTCCATGCCTTCCACTCATTGATCTCATACCTGTTCATCAATGTACGGATGACAACAAGCTTCTGGTGGGTACCAATAGCCCTATGAAAGTAGTTCTTCTTGATCGTTGCTAGTAGACCAGGCGCTTCTTTCTCATAGTGACGGATCTGACATTCAGCTTCTATCGCTTGACCGATGCTATCACATACAGCCTGTAGTTGATCGCTACCTTGCTTAGTTGAGAATACCTTATCAAAGGTAATCTTGAGTGAAATGGCAGCAGATGCTAATGGTTCAAGCTTTGATACATAGTTCTTGATTATATCAAAGTTGTGACCAGTGCCTCTATTGAGG